CTTGGCATAGGTGCGCAATACGGGTATATGAGAAGCCTCAACATTCAATCCTAACATCATACCTTTGACTTCACCATCCTTAAGCTTATTCATGCTGAACCCCAACTTAGGCAATCTCTTACCCAGCTTAGGCCCCAGAACGAACCCGTCCTTGACGGGCCAGAACAAACTAGAACAGTATTCAATTTGACACCACTCAGTTGACACCTTGATTTTTGTGTCAAACCCCAGAGCGGCATTGATCATCTGAATTTGTGATTTCAGACGGGCTTGTTGACGAGTGGACAAATGACCGCGAATGGCCACTAGATTGTCATCCCCGTGAACGATAATTTTGTAATCATGAATTCCGCAACACTCCAGAGCGAAAGCCGTCTTAATACCATTCAATAGACTATTAGACATCGAAGTAGTAGGCGACCCGCTAGTCATAGTGTAGTTTACGCTATACTTGACTCCATGGGAAGTGTATCCAGAAATTTTCTTCATCGATTTGTGTGCAAGATCGACTTGACCGTAGTCTTTAGACCCACACTTAATCATCACTTTGTTGGTTAATTTGAAGCAGTTTTTGCCTTGGTGAGCATCGTATCGACTCTCATCCATCTCTATTAGAGTAACGTCCTCATCTCCAAACTGGGCTCTCCAGGACCCAATTTCCTCAGCTGTAAGACCACCTGTATAAGTGATCTTGTTCTGAAGGTGCCACAATCGTTTCAATTGCGAAGACACCTGATGAGTGAACGGGCCTAGAGCTACGTTCAACCTGTCCGAGTTGCCTTGAATGCAACGAGGATCAAAGTGTTCGGGATCAGGACCACCTTTCATGGTCAGCTCCCTTTTGACGAAGGATTTCCTAACAAAATCATCACCTGTCAAAGGCATCTGCGCCAGACTCTCCCAAGCTTCAAGCTGGGCTTTCTGGCGAGCAGCCGGGAATCTCGAGTTCCAATCGTGGAAATCGGATTCAATTGAGTCGTTGTCAATCTTTTCAAATTGTTCAATATAGCGGTCAGCGAAACTCAACAACTCAGCCCAAACTTCCGAGCTAGGGTTGTTGACCTCCATCAAAGCTCTGTTATTAACGGCTATGACTTCATTGGTAGCGCTGCTGTAAGGAACAACTGGAATATAATTTGAGAAGGTTGTGCAAACAGGGTGAAATTGAGGCTTGTCGTCAACCGGAACGAGGCCCGGCTTACGAATCTTAGCACCCTCCCTGATTGGTTTGAGGTCTCTATCACACTCAACTCCCGGTAATCCTTCGGGCCATGCCTTTTTGGCATCAAAAGTTGGCCCTGGGACGGAAGTTCGGTCGGCGTTATACGCATCGACCGTGTAATTGACTTCTTGGAAAACACAAGGGAAAAACCTGGAACCAAAGCCTTCAAGACTCATAACATCATTGAGGGCGGAATACATCCGCTTGTACACTGGTGTGCATAAATTGTTGAAGACAACAATCTCCTCTTTGAGTGAGTAGATGAAAGCTATAGCGGCTCCGTAGATGCAACAATCTAATCGCATCTGAGCTGGCATGCTCATTTTCTCTGGTCTTACAAGGTTGCGCATAGTGTTAATGCACAACTTCAAACCTGTTTTATCTCGCGGAACGTTGATCATTTTAAGGGCCACCGTTTTGATGATATCCTTTGGGATCAACACTTCGCGCGTTTCTTTACCTCCCAACCATAGGAACGACCCGTAACTACGCATCTTAGACACTTCAATTCGAAGAGACTCAAGCATAGGCTTGTAGCCATTCTCATCTCCGTGCGACAATACGCCGTCCACGTTCCCATAGTGATCTGACCTAGACAACGAAGTCACTAACGACATCGGCATCACATGGTCAATTGACAATTTGCCTACAACTGAATCTGGGCACTTAACAAAAGTATACACCCAAGAATCGCCGGCCGGATGAGCAGTCCAACAGACGGCACGGTTACCGACTTGATAGTATGTCCTGTTCAGCCAATCACACGCGCTGTGTGAATAGGGAACAGGATTGCCGGTCACCTGCATCTTAACCTTCAGTTCACCGTTATCCATAAAACACTCGTACAGTGATTCGACGTGATCCCCATTATCGTGAAGGGATCCATAAAGATTGTCGAACTTGTGTACGATAGCTTTCATGCACCCTTTCTTTGACCTATGCACCAACTCGACGACTTCAGCTGGTTTAAGGTAATAAAGGGAGTGGACACTCAAGTAAACGTCAGGAATGAACTGACAGTCTAAAGAATTCTTATCGCAACTGTTAGCCTCGGGGTGTTTAAACCGCCGGCGCACCACGTCACTGGAACTCAATAGAGGATTGCATGAATGGACATAGGGGCGACGCATATGAGCATGTCGCGTCGCGTTTCCGCCGATATCTGTGATAGAGACATCGCCGTATTCCCTCTTAATGTCCATGAGTACTGTAGACTCGAGGATAGCACGTTCAGTGGCTCCCAAAGGATGTGGGTGAGCCGCTCCGTTCCCAAAATTGAACGTCCAAGCCGGAAATCTCTCTTTAAGAGTGGCTAACTGAACATCTGTAACTGAATGCTTCCTCGAAAACTCCATTTTGGAGCCTGTTTTGCGCTGTAGGGTGGTTGAGCGCGAGGTTTGAGAAACCTCTTGGCTAGTAAACGGACAACTATCCTTTAAATCCTTGACCCCACCCGGGTCTGCAGAAACCTCTGCTTCAGGTCTTCG